GCGCGGTACTCGGCCGTGGCCCGCGGGCCCGGCGCCTCGCCCTGGCGCGAGATCAGGTAGGGGTGCAGCGCGCGGTACTCGGCCAGGTCGGCCACCGTGCCGCCCGGCGCCGGGCGCTCCGGCTCGGTCGCGCGGCGCTCGAGCTCCTGCTCGTCCTTCTCGAGCTCGATCTCGCGCTCGATCTCGACCTTGAGCGCGCGCTGCTCGTCGAACGCCTTCTTGTAGTTGGCGTCCTCTTCGGACGAGAGCGCGCGATTCTCGGTCTCGGCCTTCTTCAGGATCTCGCGCTGGTCTTGGATGATCTTCTTGCGCTTCTGCTGCAGAGCCAGGGCTCGCTGGGACATTGGAACTCCGACGAGCCGCCCGCGGGGCGGGGGCTCCCAGTGCTCCGAACGACGCGCGCCGGCCCATGGTCACTGGACCTGCGCGGGGCGTGCCGCTCGGCTAGTCGAGCTCGGCCTCTTCGAGGTCGAGCTCACGCTGCCGGAGGAGGACACTGGTCCCCGGATCCGACGGCGGTGCATCGTCCGGCGGAGCGACGAGGCGCTCCACCGAGGAAGAGATCAGCGAGCGGAGCTCGAGCTCCGCGAAGGAGTCGCGCAGCAGGCCCGGATCGACCGGGATCCCGCGCAGCTCGGACGAGGCCGCGACGGCGCGGGCGGCGACCTTCGTCTTCGAGTAGATGACGTGGATCGCCGGCGAGACCTCGATCAGCTTGACGCGCAGGAGCTCGCGGATCGGGCTCTTCTTGTCGTCGTAGATCCAGCGATCCTCGAGCGCGCGGAAGCTGAAGCTCATCTGCGAGACGTCGCCGCGGCGGACGCTCTCGATGTAGCTGTCGTGGATCGGCGAGCGCGGCGGGTGGATCACCGCGCGTAGGCCCTTCGAGTCCTCGGCGAGCTCGAGCGTCTTCGCCCGGTTGCGCCCGAGGATGATGTCGCGGTTGTGGTTCCAGACGGCCCAGATGTCGTCGCCGAGCGTCTCGAGGAAGGCCCCGGGGAGCACGCGCTCGCGGAAGCCGAGCAGATCTTCCGAGAGGGTGTTGAAGAGCGCGGGGTAGCCCTCGAGCCGCGGCGCCGCCTCGTCTTCGGCGACGGCCCGCAGCTCCGCCTCGGTGGCGGGCAGGTAGCGGTGCTCGATCGGCGGCGCCTTCATGGGGGCGAGCCTACGCGCGGGCGCGGCGGGCTGCTGTGACGAGGGGGTCTACGCCGCCGCGGGCTGGGCCTCGAGGACGATGCCGATCGCCTCGGCCAGGGCGGCGGCTCGCTCGGGGATCCAGTCGGGCTCGAGCTGCTCGAGGGCGCGCGCCTCGTCGCGCCCGAAAACCTCGGACCAGCTGGCGCGCACGAGCTCGTCGGCGAGTCCGCCCGCGGCGAGCCGAACGGCCTCCTGCGCGCGCTTCTCGCCGGGTCGCGCCGCGAGGACGTGCGCCAGGGCCACGGGCGCGAGCGCGCGCTCGGCGAGATCGCGGACCTCGCGGAAGGCCTTGGAACTCGCGCGCGCGGCCCAGGCCTCCGAGGTGGCAGGCTTGGCCGCGCGGAGCTCGCGCAGCACCGCGCGCACGACGCGGCCGGTCGCGTCGTGGTAGAGCGGCAGGAAGGCCGCGCCGAGCGCATCCCCTTCCGCCGGCGCGCTGCGCCGCACGCTCCCGACGCCGGGCCCGGGGGCCTTCGGGGCCTTGCCTTGGCCTTCCATGTTGAGGGGCTTCAGGTACTCGTCGCCGCCGGGATCCGTGCGCGGGTTGCGGTTCTCGAGCTCCAGCACGTCGTTCGGCGAGTAGATCCCGTTCTGGATCCCCGTCGCATAGCCCTCCATCCGGGTCTTGAAGTCCCCACGCAGGAGCCCGTCGACCAGGAACTCGAGGAAGAAGCGCGCGCGCTCGGGCTCGATCAGGACGTCGCGGTAGACCGCCTGCTCGGCGCGCGCGAGCCAGGGCCCGAGCGTGTGCACGACGAAGTCGAGGCCCTGGTGCTCGATGTTCGCGAAGGTGGCCTTGTCGAGCTCGGCGACCATGTGCGGGGGCACCCGGAAGACCTTGCAGATCTCGATCGCCTGGCGCGCGCGCGTCTCCGGCATCGTCCCCTCCTTCGGGTCGATGCCGAGCTTCTGGTAGGTGAGCGTGTGGTCCATGACGGCCACGCGGCGCGCGTTGGCGCCGCGGGTGAACTGCTCCCAATCGAACTTGAGCCGATCCTTCGCCTCCGGAGAAAGCGGCGCCGCCGACTGCAGGATCCCGCTCGGCGTGCTCGAGTTCGAGAAAAAGCGCGCGGCGAAGTCTTCGGCCGCGATCGCAAGAGCGATCGCCTCGCGGACCTCGCTCGTCACGCAGACGCCCGTCACGCCATCGAGCGAGGGGCCCCGGATGTGCAGGATCTCCTCTCGCGCGAAATCACGGACGTTGCCTCCAGGTGGGCGGTACTCGAAGCGCAGCGCCGTCCCCACGCGCTTCGGCGTCACGTAGCGGGCCTGCAGCTGCACCAGCGACTCGACCTCGCCGCCGTTCGTCCGCAGGATCTGCGCGTAGCCGTTGCCGCGCAGCGCCGCACTGTGGATCAGGTACTCCCAGAACTCGAAGGCCGTCGTCTCCTCGTTCGGGAGGCTGTGCAGCAGGCGGTAGAGCCGGAGCTGCGTCGCGCGCCGCTTGCCGCGGGGAAGGCGCTCGTAGAGCAGGGCCGGCAGCTGAGCGACGCTCTCCGAAAGCACGCGGACGCAGGCGAAGACGGTCGCCACCCGGAAGGCGATCTCGGGCGTCACGACGACGCCGGCGGCGCTGATCGGGAGCGCCCACTCCGCGAAGAGGGCGTCACCGCTGCCGCGCGCCTCGACGCCGCGCGGCCGGCGCCACAGGCGCCGCCAGGATCGCGCGGGAGAGACGAGGGCCGTGCTCACAGGGTGAGGAGTCCTTCGGTCTCGTAGGCCGAGGGCGCCGGCGCGGGCTCGTGCCGCTGCGCGCGGTCGAGCGCGAGGACGGAGGCCACGATCCCGTCGATCCGTTCCCGGCTGCGCTTCTTGTCGGGGCGGATGTTCTCGTTGACGTCCTTGTAGACGACGACGTTCTGCGCGTTCCAGAAGAGCACGGGGTTGCCGCCGTGGGCCAGGCGGCGCGAGACGACGAGGCCCTCGAAAGCCTTGGAGGGCGCCGAGAGGTTCTTCAAGTTCTGCGCGACCTGGACCATCGTCAGCCCTTCGGCCTCGAGATCGTTGCGGATCGCGCCCCCGCCCCAGGGGTCGTAGGCGATCTCGGCGATCTGGAACTCCTCGGCGAGCTCGAGGATTTCCGTTCTCACGCGCGCATGGTCCACCACGGCGCCCGGCGTTGCCGTGACGAACCCGTCGCGCACCCAGGCGTCATAGGGGACCCGGTCCCGTTTCACCCGAAGGGCGAGCTGCTCCTCGGGGACCCAGAAGCGCAGGAGCAGGTTGAAGACCCCGCGCTCCAGGTCCTCCGGCGGGAAGATCAGGGCGAAGGCGGTGAGGTCGCGGTTGCTCGAGAGGTCGAGGCCACCGTAGCCGCGGATGGCGCGGAGCGCCTCGCGGGCGAGCGGGGGCGGCGCCTTGCCCCAGACCGTGAGGTCGAGCCAGGCCGAGACGTTCTCGGTCCAGATGTTGAGCTCCTCGCGGCGGAAGCGATTCTGCGCGTTCGGCCGGCGCTCGGCCTCGGCGACGTCGGCGGCGAGCACGTCCTCGAACTTCGAGATCCCGAGGTTCGGGTTCGCGCGCCGCCAGACCCGGGGGTCGCGCCAGTCGTCCTTCTCGGCCGCCTCGTAGATCACGGGGTAGTAGCGCCGGTCCTCGATCGCGCCGTCGCGCACCGCGCGGGCGTACTCCCACTCCTCGAAGCAGATCGAGGTGCGGTCGTGCCCGGCCGTGGTGAGGTAGATCGTGAGCGGCTGGCGCCGCGCGCTCGTCGAGCCCTTGAGCGTGTCGTAGAGGTCGCGGGTCGGCTGGGTGTGCAGCTCGTCGAAGATCACGCCCGAGGCGTTGAGCCCGGCCTTCGTCTTGACGTCGGCCGAGAGCACGCGCCAGCTCGAGCCCGTGCGCGGGTGCACGAGCGAGCGGCGGAAGACCTGGATCCGGCGGGAGAGGGCGGGGCTCGCCTCGACCATCTTCTTCGCGATCTCGAAGACGATCGCGGCCTGCGTCTTGTCGGCGGCCGCGCTGAAGACCTGGCCGCCGATCTCGCCGTCGGCCGCAAGCAGGTAGAGCGCGATCCCGGCGGCGAAGGACGTGTTGTGCGTCGGCACCATGCCCTCGCCGGCGAGGTAGAGGTGCGACGGGGAATCAACGGCGATGCAGCGCACGGGGACGGAGGGCACCGGGTCTACGGCGATAATCTTGCGCGAGCTCGCGCGCGTCGGCGAGCTCGGCGCGGGCTTCTGCCGCGCCCGCTTGTGGGCCAGTCGGAACACGGGCCGGTCCGCGTAGGCCCAGAACTGAATCCGCCACGCGGGGCCGCAGTCGCGGCCGCGGAGCCGGGCGCGGACCTCGCGTATCGTCGGCTTGAACCCGAGCGAGCGCAGAAGCTCGAGCGTGCCCAACGCGAGTGCCCGGCACGTGCTGCCGAACGCGCACTGCCCCGCCGCGCTGCACGAGCCGTCCGTGTCCATCAGGCCCTGGAGGAGCGCGAGACGCTGCGCGGGGGAGGCGCGCAGGTAGGGCGCGGGGATGTGCTTCTGGCCGAGCAGACCGCAGCGGCGCAACGTCGCCTGCAGTGAGCCGTCCCGCGCCGCCTGGCTTCGTCCCGCGCCGCCGAGACGGAACATGTCGAGCCTGGACAGCGTGGCGACCGAGATCCCCTCGGCCTCGATGTGCTTGAGGATCTCGCGCTTCGAGGGCGGGCAGCTGATCGTCGCGCTCGACGACGTGCCGTCGCCGAGCCAAGCGCCGAGCGTGTAGGGCGGGACCGGCAGCTCGGCGGGGGGCGTGGCCAGCGCGCCAGCGAGCGCGACCTGGTGGTTGCGCTCAGGTTTCACCCCGCCGGTCCAGAGCGTCTCCCGGATCTCCGCGGTCGTGTGCAAATGATCCACCTCTCGTAGCGGCCCGCGCGCGGCGCGGGATCGACCGGCCCTCCGGGTCTCGGTGCGCCAGAGGTGATCAGCGTCGGCGACGATGTGGGACCCGTCGCAGAAGGAGACGCGGAAGCACGGGCGGTCGTGCATCACCTCGCCGGTGGCGAGGATGCGTGTCGGCTGACCGCGGTCATCGAAGACCGTGTCGCCCACCCGCAGTTCGCCCATTCTCGCCCAGCCTGCCGGGGTCGGGATCGGTGTGTCGATGGCCAGGGCCTTGCCGTTTTTTCTAGGCACCGCGAGAAAGGCGATGCGGAAGCGGCGCGCGCGATCGCTCCGGCGCTTCCATCCGAAGAGGTGGCGCAGGATCTTGCGCTGCCAGCGCTCGAGGCGGAACCGCTCCCCGGCCTTCGGGCCCTCGACGTGGACGAGACAGGTCTCGAAGAAACGGACGATCCGGTCCGCCGCCTGGCGGTCGAAGGTGTAGTGCTCCGGGCGCGCGGCGGGCTTCGGCGGCCGACCGGCGCGTCTCCTCGTGGTGCCGCGCGCGCGCGCCGGCGCCGTGCGGCGCGCCATCTACCCCCCGAGCAGCTCCTCGGCAGGATCGTCGTCGGCGAGAATCTGCGCCGCGGTGGTCCGCGTGCGCGAGCTCGGCGACAGGCCGAACTCCACGGCGAAGGCCCGCATCTCCTTCGCGGCGTTCTGCGCGATCCGGAACCAGGGCGAGGCCTGCAGGTAGCCGGCCTCGGTCGCGCTGAAGGGGCCGCCGGCCGACTCGAGCTCGCGCCTGAGCTCGCCGCGTGCGTGCACCCAGAGCGAGTAGGCCGAGCAGTAGCCGGCGAGCAGCGCACGGTCGAGCTCGGTCAGCAGGCCGAGCCGCACGAGCTGCGGCGTGAGCCGGTCCCACTCGAGGCGCGCCGCGTCGTCCAGGTGCTCGGGCGCGGTGGGCGCGCGCGCGAGCGGCTTCGGCTCGCTCTTCGGCAAGGGGCGGCGCCCGGGGTTGCCTTGCAGGACCCGCAGAGCGGTGGGCTTCGGCTTGCGTCCGCGTGTCATGCGGCCCCGAGAGGCGTGCCGCGGTCGCGAGGGGTTGCGGCCGACCCTACCCCATCGCCGAATTTCGCGCCCGCGCGCGCGTGAC